AAAGCTGGCGGTGGACTTACTGAAGCTACACAAAGACTAAGACGACAAGGTCTAGGTATGGGTGGTAAAGCTTGCATACAAATAAAAGGATTTGGTAAAGCACGAAGACCAAATAAATAACATGGCAAAGAACGGTTTAAAAAAATGGTTCGCACAAAAATGGGTAGATATTGGGAGCAAGCGAAAGGATGGTTCTTTCGCAAAGTGTGGTCGTTCAAAACAAAAGAAGGACGCCAAACGGAAGTATCCCAAGTGTGTCCCACTTGCGAAAGCAAGAAGAATGTCAGAAGGCCAAAGAAGATCTGCCGTTGCAAGGAAACGGGCAGCTGCCAATGTGGGACCAAAACCAACTAACGTTAAAACATTTGCAAAAAGAAAAAAAGCAGCTGAGGGTTACGCTGCTGGTTATACTGGTAAAAGTATAAAAGGTAATTACGGAGGAGTTGAATTATCTAATCCATCATATATTAAATATTATGGACCAAAGTTCATGCCATGAGAAGTTATTATTCAAAAGGCACAATGCCTCCTAGAAACAAAAAGAATTTCAGATCTACAAAATCTGGAGCAGGTATGACACGAGCCGGTGTCAAGGCCTATAGAAGACTAAATCCCGGTTCAAAACTAAAAACAGCGGTCACTGGCAAAGTCAAACCAGGATCTAAAGCTGCTAAACGACGTAAATCATTCTGTGCAAGAAGCGCAGGCCAAATGAAAAAGTTTCCAAAAGCTGCAAAAGATCCTAATTCAAGACTAAGACAGGCTCGCAGAAGATGGAAATGTTAAATGAAAAAACAAAAAGCTAAAATAAAAAAAGTTATGAAAGCTCTAAAGAAAGCCTCTAAAGCACATGCTGGTCAGGCAAAAACTTTGAAAGGAGTTCTGCGTGGCGGATCCAAAAAAAGGAACGGGTAAACACCCTGGTAAAAAATATGGTAGGAGACTTTATACAGATGAAAACCCTCGTGACACTGTTAAAATTAAATTCGCAACGCCGACGGATGCGAGAAAGACAGTGGCAAAAGTTAAAAAAATCTCTAAACCGTTTGCTAGAAAAATTCAAATTTTAACTGTTGGAGAACAACGAGCTAAAGTTATGGGTAAATCAAAAGTAGCTAGTATATTTAAGAAAGGAAAAGATGCTATCAGAAAAACGAAAAAAGTTTAATGGTAAATCTTATAGAGTATCTGATTTAAAAGAAGGCCCATATAAGAAAAAGTTAGTAAAAAATTTAATGAAAGCTAGACGTGATGTCAAAACTGCATTAGATAAAAAAGATAAAACACTCGAGCGTAATGCACGTAATCGGGTGCATAAATTTAAAGTTAAGTTAGGAGAAAGAGCATGAAAAAAGAAATAGTAAAAGCTTTAGAAGATAAGTATCACGCTGAAATATCAGTCGCTAATGCTACTCTAAAGATATACTTGGAAAAAGCTGTTGGGATTGGTGAACACCCTCAAATCATAGAGGAGTGTGATAAATTAATTCTTAAAATAGCTGAAGCCGAAGGAAAACTACAAACGTTACAGGGGTATAAGGTATGATGGAAGACGGATTAGTTATAGTATCTAAGTTACAAAAACTTATGAGAAATAATTTACAGATAATTGGAGACACCATGATTACAGGTGGGGTTGACAATATGGAAAAATACAAGTATTTATTAGGACAAGCTAATACGTATCAAATTATGCTACAGGAAATCTCTAACCTGCTAGATAGTAAGGAGCAAAAAAATGAAAAAGGAACAGTCATCGACCTCAACAGAGGAACCAAAAGTTAAACTTGCATTGCAAGAAAAATATAACGAAGAAGACAAAAAAGAAAATCAAAAACAAGAAAATTTAATAGATAAAGAATCTTCAAAACTACCAAAACCAACAGGTTG